CAAATTGTAAAACTATCTGGTACAAGTTTAGGTATTGCCGATAGTTCTACTATTACGCAAACCCAAGGTGCAGTAACAGTGTCTGGTAACGTAGTGTTTACTAACGAGACAGGCGGAAACACCGATGTTTACGTTAATAACTTAGTAAATGGATCATTTAATAACAGCGATGATGTAGAACAGTCTCCAACAAACTTCGGTGCTGCGGTTTCTGTTACTACACTAGATTACACAGCAGACGAAGCAGATAATGCACTTTTTGTTTATGACTTAACAAACTATCCAATGAACGGTGCAGAAGTTGAAATCAAGCACACTAGCGGATTATACTATCCGTATGCTGTAGTTACAGCTACAGACACGGGTGCTGTAATACCAGCAGGTAAAGTAGCATCTCTTTGCGATAGTACCAATACTGCTATACGTGCAAAGATTTGGAGACTTGACTTATCCAGCGGTGTTTCAACTGGTGCATCGGGTGTACAAGAAGATATACCATTTGGTACCTTTGGTAACTACAGAGATAAAACTGCGTTTTTAATCAACGGAATTCCGGCAAACTTGGCCACTCGTCCAAGTACTGCAATGGTGTTTACTGAACAAGAATCGCAAACTTATAGAACCATTGCGTTTGAATCAAGTATTGTAGGATCTGTTCCAACTCCAGCAAATGTAACTAAAATTACCACAGATGCAAACTTTGACGATGTTAACCTGTTGGTAGACAACGACAGAGCCGGTGATCCAAGTGTTGACTCAGCAGGTACCATGGGTGCAACTGCTGGTGATACTGTTATAGCAATTGCACTACTGGAAGGCAACGATCCTAATAGAGTCAATACCGGAAACATGCTGTTTACATGGAACGGTGTTGTACACAGAATCACAGAGTACACAGTTGAAAACGATGGCAGCGACTTTGGCGTTATTAGATTTGCCGATGTATATTCTATCAATGACAGCCACACTAACGGTATTTCTGCAAGAGTTGACAACACCACAGGTGGAACAAACGCATTAAAGGCAACGCTTGACGCAGGCGAAAGTGCAACTGTAACTGTTAACATCAGTACTTGCCGTGCAACAGGACATGACTTCTTGTACATCGGTACTGGCGGTTACAATGCTTCGAACTATCCTTCAAGAATTTACGGTGCTCCGGTTAACACTTGGGTATCTTCTGAAAACTCAATTGACGAAAACGGTACTGCTCTTACAGCACAAGTGCAAGAAAGAATAAAAGGTCGTGTGTTCTTTACAAGTACAGACCAAGACGGATTCTTCCGTGTAGGACGTTTCTTTACAGTTGACCAAGGTACAGGTAGTGTTACATTTAACGCTGCACTTGTTCTTACCAACATTGACGGTATTGGTTTTAAACGTGGTGTACGTGTAAACGAATTCTCAGCAGACGACAGTTTTACAAATGCGCAAGGTGACGCAGTTCCTACTGAAACTGCGGTTGAAGGGTATATTAACAGACGTCTAGGTTGGGACAGAAACGGTTCGGCAATCTTAGCTGGTGATATCATCGGCGGCGGCGCTGTTAAGAAAACCGGCGACACTATGACTGGCAACCTTAACATGGGCGGCAACAACGTAGTTGACCTTGCAACACCTACCAACAATAGTGATGCTGCAACCAAAGGTTATGTTGACGGACAAGTAGCAGCATTTAACGAACTGTCTGAATTAACTGACATGAATATTGCAACTCCAGCAGCAGGACAAACACTGGTTTATGACGCTGTAGCAGGCAAATGGGAAAATGCTACTGTTAGCGGAGACATTGGATTCAGTTACAATGGCACTGCACTAACAACATCAATCAGTACAGGTGTAATTGTTAACGCAGACGTTAGTGCAAGTGCTGCAATAAGTCAAAGCAAATTGGCTATGACAGCAGCAACAACTAGAGCAAATGCTACTAGCATTACACAAGCAGATTTAGGATTGGCTAGCTTTGATAGTGCTACATTTACTGCAACCAGCGGATGGATTAATGTATCAAACAGTGGTATAACCAATGCTATGCTTGCTGGTAGCATTGCTAACAACAAGCTAACAAACAGTAGTATTACTGTTACTGACGGAAGCACACCTTCAAACATCTCCTTGGGCGGCACACTTACTTTCAGCGGCACAGCTAGCGAAGTTGAAGTAACACAATCGGGCGGCACAGTAACAATCGGACTACCTGCTACAATTAACGCAAATACTTCAGGTAGTGCTGCATCTGCTACTAACTCAAGTACAGTAACAATTGCAGCAAGAAACACTGATGCAGGTACACACTATCCGACATTTGTTACTGCTACATCTGGTTCGTTGGCTCACTTTACAGACACCGGCTTAACCTGGGTTCCTAGTACCAACACACTAGGATTTACTGCCGGCTTAATGACCGGACTTAACAAACTTACATTTGCTGGTGCAACAACTGTAAACGAAATAGTACTGCCTACTAACTTAGCTGATGCGTTGAGCATAACAGACAACGCAGTATCGCCTAATGATTTAGTTGTTATAACAACTACAACAGGTGCTCAGTCGTTTAATGTTAAAACAGGTATGACTATTACAGGAAGTATACTTCCGGGTGCAAACAGTCCTACAGACAGCGGACAAATGCTAGGTGGTACTGGCAACAGATGGAACACAGTTTACGCTACAGTGTTTAATGGTGTTGCAACTGAAGCATTATACGCTGACTTGGCAGAAAACTATTTAGGAGACAGTCGTTACGAACCCGGTACCGTACTGGTATTTGGCGGCGAGCATGAAGTTACTGTAACCAGCACCAAGGGCGATCGCAGAGTAGCAGGTGTTGTTACAACTAATCCTGCACACTTGATGAACAGTGCGCTAGAGGGCGAGTTTGTAACTGGCATTGCGCTGCAAGGTCGTGTTCCAGTTAAGGTTCTTGGCCACGTACAAAAAGGTGACTTAATTGTTACAAGTGCGATACCAGGATATGGTATTGTTGACAATGATCCACGTGTCGGAACTGTAATAGGTAAAGCAGTTGGTAATAAGACAGATGATAGTAAAGGTATCGTCGAAGTAGTAGTAGGAAGAGTATAATGGCAAAACAAAACATTAATGTAGGGTCAAGTGCAAACAAAGGTGACGGCGATCCGTTACGTACAGCCTTTACTAAGATCAACAGCAACTTTACTGAATTATATAACGGTCCTTCTCAATATACACAATCACAGCTCGATAATATAACTCCTACAGAAGGAATGTTTGTTTATAACCTTACAACTGGTAAATTTCAAGGATATGCAGCAGACACTGGTGACAGTACAGCAGGCTGGGTTGATTTGCACTAAATATATAAAACGGAGACAAAGATGACAATCGAAACTATTAATATAGGAAACGCAGCCAACGACGGCACAGGTGATGATCTTCGTGAAGCATTTATTAAAGTAAATCAAAATTTCCAAGACATTGACGCTCGCACTGAACAAACAACCGCAACAAACTTAGGATTATCTGGATACCAGGTGTTTGCTAATCAAAGCGGTTCTCAGCTACAATTTAGAAGATTGTTAGCAGGAACTAACGTAGAATTAGTGCAAACAGATACAACTATTAGAATCGATGCTCCTACTCAGCCAACGTCATTTGTTGTTTCTGGTGATACTGGTAGCTTGATTGCCGGTGCAGGAATAAACCTAGCAGTAATCGGTGGCGAAGGTATTACAATTGGTGTTGACAATAATAACAAACGTATTACAGTCAACGGTGGGCTGGCGCTGGATTTAAGTCCGTCGCTAGCTGCTGGTTTAGATGGTAACAACAAAAATATCACCAACGTAAACAATTTGGTTGCAACTTCGGCAACGTTTCCTACTGCAACAATTACAAATTTAAATATAACAAATATAAATGGCGAACCATGGGCAAGTATTAGTGAATACCTGGACTATGATTTTGGAACATTTTCAGCAGAAAGAACAAGCATACTAGATTTTATTGTCAAGTCAATTGGTGTAGACTTTGGAACATTTACAAGTCCTGCAGACGCACTAGTTGATTTCGGTAGCTTTGTATAAGGAATAATAATGTTACCTACATGGACAGTACCAAATAATTATAATATAGGATCTTTCAGTGAAAGAATAACAGTTAGCTACAGTTTACCTGTTTCAGGAGATGCTAGCTTAACGACAACAGTTATCTCAGGAGAACTTCCTGCAGGATTAAGACTTGAAAGTAATGCTATCGTTGGTACTCCGTACGAAATTGCAAGATCAAAGTCCAGCTTGTTTGTTATAAGAGCTAGGACTACAGCAGGTGTGTTAGATAGAACATTTAATATTACAATCGAAGGTCCTGACAATCCTAATTGGGTTACGCCTGCGGGCAGACTACCAGTGGGACCTAACGGGGTATACTTTATTCTTGACAGTTCTATAATTGATTTCCAGCTACTTGCTACAGACCCAGACTTGCCGGCAGGCGATACACTCAGTTACTACATTGCGTCAGGCGATGGAGAATTACCTCCAGGAATTAGGTTAACCACCGATGGTAGATTAACTGGAGTAGTTGATCCTATACTTGCCCTAGATGTTACTGACAGAGAAGCAGGCTATGACGAAACACCGTTTGGACGCAATCCATTTGACTTTAGCACAAACAGTGATAGCGGTATAGATAGTTTTTACTACGACATGACTGTTTATGATTATGCTGTTCCAACAAGAGGCCCAGTAAAATTAAATAGAATGTACGAGTTCTACGTAACTGTTACGGACAATGTATCATCCACAAAAAGAAGATTTCAAATTTATGTTGTAGGAGACGACTTTCCTCGCAGTGATAATACAATAATGAAAGCTGGCGACGGCATTTATACAGCAGACATCACTTATCTAAGAACTCCGCTTTGGTTAACTCCGGCAGACTTGGGTGTAAGACGTGCAAACAATTACCAAACAGTTTATCTAAACGTGTTGGATCCAAACAGTATACAGGGTGAATTAAAATATTTCCTCGAAACTATAAACGACGATAACACGCCAAGCGTGTTGCCGCCTGGATTGACATTAGACGAAGATACCGGAGAACTAGCTGGTATCATTCCTTATCAACCTGCTGTTACAAAAGAATATAAATTTACTATTAATGCACTAAGATACGATCCGGATATAGGGTTAGTTACTGTATTTGCTAATTCGTTCGAAGACACGCTATCTGGTAGCACATCGTTAAAAATTAATAAATTATCAGAAAATGTTATTGATGGGCTAAGTGAACTAGATAGCTTGGTAGGTAAAACACTGGCTATTGAAGAAAGAAACTATCTAGTAGAAAGTGTTGACAATGCAAATGAAGATTACGATATTCTTTATTTTACATCAGCACTACAGCCGTATAATAAAGCAACACCGATAAACGTGAGCAGATTTGCGCCCGCTGGCAGAGATTACTTTTTTGCAACTTCTCTTAGTTTAAATGATGCTGGTTTTTATACAAACAGAAAATTAAATTATTCTAGTACAGAATCTTATACAATACAAGATGTTTATCCGTATATTGAATGGGATATATCAATTGACGACAGTACCGGCGGAAGTATAGAACTAAATTATAGTGTAGTAACAGAATCAGGAAGCACTGACATAGAATACAACTTGGCTTATTTTCTTGAAGCTGATGGTAGAGATGCTTACATAACAGCTACAAGAAACGAGTCAGATAAAATTATATCGTTAAGACTTCTGATTCCTGCAACAGCTCAAAATCGAAATAAAAACTTTATTAAGAGTTTATTTCACACATCAGACAGTGCAGCTATACATGCTAACGAATTAGTGCAAGAAGATAGAATTAAGCTAGATATAGTTTTACAAAGAAATTTAAGTACCAACAGACAAATAAGCATAAGTGTTAGAAACACTACAGGATTTAATAAAACATTTTCTGTAAACGAAACTGAAGTAGTATCAAAAGCAAAAACATTTACTATACGCTTACTAGGCGAAGTTGATAGCACTATAACTTGGCTAACACCAGCAGATCTAGGCACACTAAATGCTAACCGTATCAGCACTTTGAGTGTTGAAGCAGAAACTTCAGTTCCTAATGCAGTGCTAAAATACAGTTTAGTCAGTGGTAGCTTGCCGTTTGGATTATCATTAAAGGATGACGGTGAAATTATTGGCAAGGTAGCAATTTATGGAACAGCCACTGTTCCCGGATTGACATTCTTTGACAACGGCGAAACTACATTTGATGCAGCTAAAACAACACTGGATAGATCGTACTCATTTACGATATTAGCAAGAGACCGTTTTGGATTTAGTGCAACAACTAGAACATTTACATTATTCATAAATGATGCAGACAATCTAACATACAGTAACATATACTTCAAACCATTCTTAAAAACAGAACAAAAGCAATCGTTTTTAAACTTGATAAACAACGCAAACGTAATTGACACAGCGGTTGTTTACAGAGCAAACGATAGAAATTTTGGTGTTCAAAAAGAACTAAGGGCGTTGGTATGGGGTGGTATAGAAACATTATCTGTTAGCTCGTATATAAGTGCAATTTCTAAAAATCATAAAAAGAAACGTTTTATGCTAGGAGATGTAAAAACAGCCGTAGCTAAAACTCCAGGTACCAACAACGTTATATACGAAGTCGTTTATGTAGATTTAATTGATGCAGGAAAGCCTTCATCTGGTAAAACCAACGTGTCTTTTAATACAGTCAACAATAAACGTATTACAGTTGACTCAATTAGATACGAACCAACAACCGATTATGTAGAACTTAATTCGCAATACAAACCATCTTACAGAAATCGTCCGTTATACCCAAATACCACTACAGTGGACAGCGATGCTATTAAGGCAAGTCAAAGCACTGAAAGTAAACGATACATTTCTAACATAGATACCATGAGAGATCGAATCAAAGAAGCAGGCAACATTAGCAAAGATTTCTTGCCGTTATGGATGCGTACCGGACAAAACGGTTCGTTAACAGAACTGGGTTATGTGTTGGCTATTCCCCTTGTATACACAAAACCTGGATACAGCGAAATAATTGCAGCAAATATTCTCAACAATGGCTTTGACTTTAAGACACTAGACTACGAAATAGATAGATACATAATTGATAGCACAGCAGGAAATTCAACAGAACAATATTTGTTATTCGCAAATTATCAGTTCAATGTTTAAAAGCGATAAATAAATTAAATAAAGAGGACATAACAGATGGCAAGTAGCATAAGCACTACAACACTCGATGAAAACTTTCCGGTAGCAGGACAAGACAACGATAGTCAAGGATTTCGTGATAACTTTTCTATAATCAAAGATAACTTCAACTATGCAAAAACAGAAATTGAAGATTTGCAAACCGGTGTTGCTAGAATTGATGATAGCAGTGACTTTGATGGTAACGATATTGTAGATGCTAATCTTCTTGCTGTAACTGCGGAAGCAAACACTACAGGATCGACTGGAGTAGTATCAAACTCTACTATACCGTTTAGCAGCGGACACTTTTATGTAATTACTGCTCAAAACGACATTAGCTTGACTTTTACAAACTGGCCTGCAAATGGACGATATGCAAGTATACGTGTAATGCTGTTTGGCGATGGCACAGCAAGAACTATAACATGGGCAAGCATCGGCGGTGTTACTCCAAAGAAAGATGGTGATTTTCCTTCGCCGTTTACAGTAACCAGTGCAACAAACCCTGTTGTAGTAGAAGCATTTACTTACAACGGTGGATCAACTGTTTACATGAAATACCTTGGTCAATTTAGTTAATGCATCCAACACTCGGAAACTTAAAAGAGTTCACTGATTCACAGATTGAACAAAAGTTGTATAAACTTAATAGTATATACTTTTTAACAGACAACTCTGATGTTCGACAACAAATGATATTGCTAATGGATGCATACAAACTTGAATTAGAAGAAAGACGCATTGCTGCTAAGTTAAAACAATCTGACGACAACAATGATCTTGACAATTTAATAAAAATTAGTTAATATTACTATATGCTTATGAAAACTGATGAACTAGGTATACCCAGATTCTCTAACCGCGATCTCATAGATATGATCTACAGTGGCAATATAGACAAGTGCCATGTAGTTCTATGTGATCCTAGTGACGATGTTGACCGGTTTAACAGTGCTATGGAAGATCAAGGTCTTCCTAAACTACAAAAATATATTCCTATAGATGTAGATCAAAAGACTTTTGACAGTGTGTGTCAGAGCGAATGGTACATGCCTGACGAATATAAAACCCTTGATGTAGGTGCGTATATTATATCCAAACTTATGTCTAAAACTGGTATATTTGAAGCATATGAAATGCAAGAAACACCGGAATGGGATAGAGTTTGCGAAGAACTCAAAGCATTTGAAGAACGTGGCATGATAAACCTATTACGCTACATGGTTTATCTTGTGGACTTTATGCGTGAGAATGGTATTGTTTGGGGCGTAGGCAGAGGATCAAGTGTAGCAAGTTATGTACTATACTTGATTGATGTACATAAAATAAACAGCATAAAATACAATTTAGATTGGCGTGAATTTTTACGCTAATAATATCAAATGCTTTAAATTGCATCGAACAGAATGATAAGTAAAAGTAATATATTAAGGAGATGCTTATGGCAATGAAACAACAAGGAAGAAAGATTTATCGTAGTGCCAACGGTAAACACATTGATTTAGATCTTTTAATTACTAGAAACGAGTTGACTCCTGCTGTAGGAAATGCTAGAGTAAATGCTCGCGGCGACGAACTAGGACCTGGCGGTAAGATAGTTAGAAAAAAAGAAGACATTCTAAAAGACTACTATAACAATGCAGAAGGTGTTAGAAACGAAACAGTGAAAAGAACTAAAACCGACGAAGTAATTCCTAATGCTGCTGAACTAGCAGAATGGGAAGAAGACGATACTGGCAATTTTGTTAAAAAAGGTAAGTAATGGCTATTAACTATGCTAATGCAATAAAAGGAACGCTCACTCCGATACGAGATGGAGTTATTGTTTCTGATATGTATTTTGGTGAACAAAAAACTAAATCAGGACTAATTATCAAGGACGACGACGGAACCACTAGAGGAATTTATCCTCGTTGGGGTCGTGTACATGCAAAGGGTCCTGACAATCAAGAACCTTACAACGTAGGTGATTGGGTACTTGTTGAACACGGACGCTGGACTAGAGCTTTCGATGTGGACGAAGGCACAGGAACAAAAGAATTGCGAATGTTAGAAACTTCAAGTATAATTGCATGGAGTGATGAAAAACCAGAAGGTGTAACTTTTGGTAAAGAATACAATGATGGTGCATCTATGTCAATTGATCCATCGTCATTTATAAGACCAAATTTATAAGAGGAACTGATGACAAATCCATTTAAAGATCAAACTACATTTATGAACGCATGTGGACAAACCACAGACAAGTGGCATCGTGCGCAATTTGAAATGTATCTCGATCTTATTCGTGAAGAACACAGCGAATTAACAGAAGCTGTAACCAACGAAGATTCTGTCGAAGTGCTAGATGCACTTGTTGATATCTTAGTTGTTACTATCGGTGCTATCAATTCAATGGGTGCAGACGGCGAAGCTGCATGGAACGAAGTTATGCGAACTAACTTTGCTAAAATTGATCCAGAAACTGGAAAAGTTCGTAAACGTGAAGATGGCAAAGTACTGAAGCCAGAAGGTTGGCAACCACCGCAACTTGCACAGTTTGTAAATCATCTATCATAAGATAGATAACCGATTGACTCCTTGTTTATGACATGCTATATTGTGTGTATAAACAAGGAGTATTTTTATGGCCATCCACGGCATGATTGACTTAGAAACACTTGATGTGTTTCCTACTGCAACTGTTCTTTCGCTTGGCGCTGTCAAGTTTGATCCAACAAGTGATGCAGATCCTTACAGCGAGTTGTACTTGAAGATTCTTGTAGATGATCAAGACCATCTAGGACGCACAACTAGCGACAGTACAATTGAATGGTGGGGAAAACAAGATCCTGCAATTATGGAAGAAGCATTCGATCAGACTGGCGCTGTTACTGTAGAAGAAGCGTTGTCACAACTTAATCGTTGGGTTGTGGGTGTTGATGAACTCTGGGGTCACGGTTACGGGTTTGATATTACTATTCTCGAAAACATGTATCGCATGATTGGTAAACCTATTCCTTGGCAGTTTTGGCAAATTTCAGACGCTCGTACCATTACCAAACGTATGCCCAAGGATCCTCGCAAAGACATGCAAACCAATCTACACAACGCTCTTGCCGATGCTTACTTTCAAGCAAAGAGTGTGCAAATTATCTTTAAACATCACGGATGGACAAAATAATGGGTAAACATATTAAGACTCAACTTGACTATGATATGATCGAACGTTTTGCTCGTGAAATCAAGCGTCTTGATCCTGATAATACTGTTCTTAAACACTATGCAGAAATGAAAAACTTTGAAGGATCGGAACTGCGTAAAGCACTGTCGAAATAATCATGATTAGATGGTATGATTGGTTAGTTGCTATCCTAGCAGCAGATTTGATGCTTGCTTTTAGTATAGCCAGTTTAACTGGTGAAAACTTTTGGGCAAATATTATATTCGGCCTATTAGCAGGATTAGTATACTCTCTCTGGACTGTGGATTATTGCGATTTTAGAAAAAGGCAAGAACATGGTAAGTAACGAAGAACTAAAGTCATCTCTTAATGCTATACAGCAACTTATGGCCATCACCGCAGAGGAATGTGGTGAACTTACACAAGTATGCATGAAAGTTATGCGTAAGTATACAACACTTGAAGAAATCGAAAACGACAAGTATAGGGATTTGTTGATCGAAGAAGCCGGTGATGTTCTTTGCATGATCGAATTAATGGTCGAACATGAGATCTTGACAAATGACGAATTGGGTGCTAGAGTTAACGTCAAGCGAGACAAACTTAAAACGTGGAGTAATTTGATCAAATGAAGGTAGGAACCAGTCTTAGTCGTTGCGTAAAGGATATTTACGAGGGTGTCGTAAATATCAACGATGTCGTAGTAGTTGTTGCCCGTACAGATTTTGATCCAGCGCACGATGATCATTGGTATAGTGTGTGGAATGGATATGGCGGCGGCGGCAGGTTAGGCAGTATGTACAGCAATCCTGAATGGAGCACTATTCCTGCAAAAGATGAACAGGCTATACGTGATATTTGTATTAGCTTGAAAAACGAAGGGAAGCTGCATCAACCTAGACAGTTTGGTGCTCATCCGCAACGCATGGCACAATATTGGTATGATATGATTCTCACTGACGATGTGGTACAAAGTAACCCGGCTGCCAAAAAGGCGTGGGACAATTATAAAACAATAGCAGGATTAAGCTGATGCATGTAAAAATTGGCAAATACAAAAACTGGTTTGGACCATATCAGCTCGCCGAAGCTATTATGTTCTGGGTGCCGAAAGAAAAGGATGAATACGGGTTTCCGCACACTGCTGACCGTGTTCATAAGTTTGGCGAATGGCTTGCTCATGGCAGCATCGAGCCCGAACCCGAGGTAGGCGATATTAGTAGCTGGGGCGAAAATCGTCCTGAAACTTGGATCTATCGTTTGCTCAAGTGGATCGATAGTAAAAAGAAGCGTAAGATTTCGGTACACATCGACAAGTGGGATACATGGAACATGGAAACCACGCTAGGCTACATTGTGCGCCCGATGCTCAAACAACTCAAAGAAAAAACACACGGTGCTCCTTGGGTAGACGACGAAGACGTTCCGGAAGAACTGCGTAGTACTGCTGCACCCGAACTTACTCAAGAGCAAAAAGACACTGGACACACCGACGACAATCACTTCAAGCGTTGGAATTGGGTTATGGATGAAATGATCTTTGCGTTTGAAAGCCTCGAGGGCGGTGTTAACGAAGACTGGGAAGATCAGTTTACCACAGGTGCATACGACTACCAAAGTGTAAAACAAGAAGATGGAAACTATCTTATGGTCCAAGGACCGAAACATACTGCGGAAACTGATTGGGATGCACGTAAAGAATATGGCAAAAGAATTCAAAACGGATTTAGACTGTTTGGAAAATACTATCAAAACCTTTGGGATTAACTATGACAACTACAATTAACACACACGGGTTTGAAGAAGAAGAAAACGAACACGATGTCGTAGACAAGGTGTATGCTGAACTCACGCCCATGCTAGATCCTAGCCCAATGGTTCGATTTCTGCGTAATCGAGCAGGCGAAGAATATAAATTTAAATGTATGGACTCAATCGATTGGAAGATTGCAGATTATATCGAAGACCTTGAAAATAAAATAAAAAGGCTAGAACAATGAAAGAACTTTGGGTAGAAAAATACCGTCCAAAAACAGTTGACGGTTATGTGTTTCGAGATGAAACACAACGATCGCAGGTAATGCAGTGGATCAAAGAAGGAAGTATTCCGCATTTGCTGTTTAGTGGTAATGCAGGCATCGGTAAAACTACGCTAGCAAAACTGCTACTCAACGAATTAAAAGTTAACCCGTTAGATATACTAGAAGTAAACGGCAGTCGTCAAACTGGTGTAGACGAAATGCGTAATAGAATTACTAGTTTTTCTCAAATGATTCCATTTGGCGACTTTAAAGTAATTCTACTGGACGAAGCAGACTATTTGTCAATTAACGCACAGGCTGCGTTGCGTGGTATCATGGAAGAATACCATACTACAGTAAGATTTATTCTAACCTGTAACTATCCTAACAAAGTAATTCCAGCAATCCACAGTCGTTGTCAGAGTTTTCATATTGCAAAAACTGATCAAGTTGAGTTTACTGCACGAGTTGCAGAAATTCTTATTACTGAAGGTGTTGCATTTGACTTAGATGTACTTGATACATATGTAAAAGTAACCTACCCTGACTTGCGTAAATGCATCAACATGGTGCAACAAAACAGCACAGACGGCACGTTGGTTTCAGCAAGTCAGGGCGACTCCGGCGGTGCTGATTGGAAGATACAAATGGTTGAACTGTTTAAAGAAGGCAAAATTGTTGATGCACGTAAACTACTTTGTGGAACAGTTCGGGCTGAAGAAATGGAAGATGTTTATCGTTGGCTTTATGACAACGTTAACTTGTTCGGATCGGATGCAGCTCAAGACGATGCAATACTAATTATTAAGCAAGGATTAGTAGATCACACGTCAGTAGTTGACCCTGAAATAAATCTATCAGCAACATTGATACAACTTGCAAGATTAAAGAGGTAAAATGACGTATATTGTAAATGATGCTTGTATTAAATGCAAACATATGGATTGCGTAGAAGTTTGTCCAGTCGACTGTTTCTACGAAGGCGAAAACATGCTGGTAATTAATCCAGCAGAATGCATCGATTGCGGAGTATGTGAACCAGAATGTCCTGCTGATGCTATTTTACCAGACACCGCAGATGGTGCTGCACAGTGGATAGATTTTAATCAAAAGTATGCTGAGCTATGGCCTAATATTACTCAAATGCGTCCAGAAGATACTCCTGCAGATGCAAAAGAGTGGCATGGAGTTGAGGGTAAGATAAAGTATTTTTCAGAGAATCCAGGAAAAGGAGATTAATATGAGTAGAGTTTGGAAACGATTTTTATTTAAGATTAGCAAAGGTTTAGGTATAGTAGCTTACATACTAGGGTCTGTGGGCATTGGTGCTGTTGTTAGTCTGTGGTTAGGTTATGATCCACAAGCAGGAGTGTTAGTAGGAGCAGGTTTGTTTATTTTTCTGCCTTTAATTACAATTGTGTTGCGTGATACTTACCGAGATTCTAAAGATGAAGTAGAAACAGAAAATAGAAACATACTTCGGGCACTCAAAGGATTATAATGATTCGAGCAATACTAGCTTGTGACCAGGATTGGGGCATCGGTAAAAACGGTGTCCTGCCTTGGCCTCACAATCCTGCTGACCTTAAATGGTTCAAAGAAAATACCGTAAATTGCACTGTAGTAATGGGCAGGAAAACTTGGGAAAGTTTGCCTATGAAACCGTTACCCAAACGAGAAAACATAGTTGTTTCGTCTACCAAAGTAGAAGGTGCTGACACAACTGTTAGTATGAGTCAACTGACAAGATTTACATTACCAAAGTTAAAATCTGCTGGCGACATTTGGATCATCGGCGGCGCACAACTTATAAAGCATTTGTTACCATACATTGACAGTATACATCTAAGTCGTATCGAAGGTGTATATGAGTGTGATACGTTCTTGCCTGTTGAATCTATTCTTGAACAATTTGCATTGGACACTGTTGACAACGGTGAATTATATATCGAACACTGGATTAAAAAATGAAACAATATCATGACGCATTAAAATACATACTAGAAAATGGCAAAGATCGTAAAGATAGAACTGGTGTAGGTACCCGTGGTGTATTCGGTTATCAAATGCGTTTTAATCTTCGCGAAAATTTTCCAGCAGTTACAACAAAAAAACTTGCTTGGAAATCGGTTGTAAGTGAATTGCTGTGGTTCTTAGAAGGCAGCTCAGATGAACGCAGACTTGCAGAAATACACTACGGTAAGCCACGTGAAGAACTAGTAGACAAGACCACTATATGGACTGCCAATGCAGACAAACAAGCACGTGATCTCGGATATAAAAATACTGATACGGTAAAAGAGCTAGGACCTGTTTACGGACATCAGTGGCGTACTTGGGATGCACAATTGGGTTACGTTGATCAGATTGCACAGGTTTTAGAAGGACTTAAATTCGATCCCGACAGTAGAAGGCACATTGTCAGTGCGTGGAACGCTGATCGAATTCCTGTTATGGCATTGCCGCCCTGTCACACTTTGTTTCAATTTCATGTACAAGACGGTGAGTTGAGTTGTCAACTGTATCAGCGCAGTGCCGACATGTTCCTAGGAGTGCCATTCAACATTGCTAGCTACAGTTTGCTCACACACATGTTTGCACAACTGTTAGAACTCAAAGTTGGTGACTTTGTTTGGACTGGCGGCGACTGCCACATTTATCAAAATCATATGGAACAGGTTCAAGAACAAATTACACGCAAACCCGTAGAAGGTCCTTGTTTGTTAATGCCTGTTTTTGAAACATTAAATGATCTTATTAGTAAAAAACCAGAAGAGTTTAAACTGATTAATTATAATCCTATGGAAAGTATCAAGGCTCCAATGGCAGTATGATGGGTGCAGGATACACCGGAGGAATAAGAATTCCAGACATACGCATAAAAGAAAAGTTTGCCTGGCTGCCGATTCTTACAACTAGTGGTAAATGGGTATGGTGGCGTAAGTACATCAAATTAAAAAGATTATACTGGGGACCTGCCGGAGAAGGACCTGCTACAGATGCAGTACTTTATACTGAAGGAGAGTGGCTGTTGGAGGAGATAAAGAACTCTCATAAAAATCCTCTATCTCCTCCATCAGGTAGTGGTCGTGCTAGATACTATTAAGCATCGCCGTACACTTGGAGAACTTCTTTTACTGCGTCATGCCTTTCAATATCTTTATGGTTAAAATACACTGCTTCGATATGCTTGCTATCAAAGGTGTTTAATTGATTCACAAATTCAATCAAGCCGTTGTCTTTTAACCTGTCTGCTTGTGCTAGATCGCCTGTTACAACCATCTTAGATCCTGTACCAATGCGTGTTAGTAACATTTTCATTTGATTAGGTGTAGCATTTTGCATTTCGTCTGCAATTATGAAGGAGTCTTTAAATGTTCTTCCTCTCATATATGCTAAAGGAGATATTTCGATTACACCTTCTTTGATCATGCCTTCGATTTCGTTGGCATAAAAATATTCACGTAGAACATCAAATATTGGTCTAGTCCACGGAGCCATTTTTTCTTCTAGTGTGCCTGGTAAAAAGCCTAAATCTTCGTCTGCACTTACTGCTGGTCTTGTAACAACTATTCTATCTACACGACCTTCTAAAAAGTGTTTTACGGCCACCTGACATGCTAACATAGTTTTGCCGGTTCCTGCTGGACCTATCCCGAAGACTATGTCTCTTTTCTCGTCTAGCAATTTTAACACGTAAGTTTCTTGACTTTTATTTCGTGGAAATATATTAACTGTTTTGCTTTTTTTTGGAAGGAATGTATTGATTTTTACAACGTTAGTTGTATTATAGTCATTTGCTTGTTGCCTTTTGGCAGCTCTAGCTCTACCCATTAAGTTCTCCCTTTAATATGTATAGAAGCAGGGTGATTTCCTTTGCAGGAAAGTCCTTCCCTGCAATTGTATTTAACCTTTGAGACAAGAATAAAACTACAAGTATAAATTTAGATAAATAACTGTAATAAAACGCAGGGTATGCAAACATGACTAATATTCTTGATTCTTTAGATGTAATAAGAAACATCGAAAACATGTATGAAAGTAATACAGCATTTAATGTATTAAAAGACTTTGAAAGAGTACTGGATGAACTCGACATATATGTTTATAAAAACTGGGAAACTGGTGAACTTGCAGAAGGTCCAATTATCGAAAGACATTGGGTAAGTGCTAAATTCTTTTGGCCATACGAAAACATGCCAGATCCAATGGGCGGCAAACGATTGTTGGATTATGATTGCAAAATAAGCTATACCAAAGGACACTTTTTGAAACCAAGACAAATTTTAGACCAAGAGGACTACCGTCCAGGAACTAAAAAAGGCAAACTAGACAGACATCCAATATGGATAGTAGAAGTACGTATGCCTAAAAAACTATTAGCAGATTTATACAGTGCAGAATTAGACAACTTAGATGTTAAAGAAATTGAACAAGGAACAGCACCTGTAGAACAAGCTGTTCAACCTCCAGTAGAAGGAGGCGTTGAAGTATAATGGGACTAAGAGAAAACGACCTTCGTGATCTAGTATACAAAATTATCGAAATTGACTCTTATAAAAGTAAGATGGGCAGCGATGCTGAAATTGTTACACTATGTTTTACAGTTAACGAACACGACCCTGCCAAGGATCTAGTAGATTTTATAGAAAAGGGTTATAGTTTTGTACTAGATGCTGATGCTACTAGCAGCGAACAAAGCGACGGATCTTTTAAAGTATTTGTTGAGATGGAAAGAAACGAAGATGTTCCATCTCAGATCGTCGAATTAATAGATGGTGTTAGCAATTTAACAGGCATAAACGATTTTAGATTTAGATATTACAAAGGCTTTCAAAGCATTCCATTGTCATTGAACTCATTGTCTGAAACTATTCCTTTAGATACAGATACATATGATATTTTAGTAAACGAGTCAAATATGAACAATTTTAAAAACTTTTTTAATAAAAGTTATTTAGAAGAAATCAATCTTACAGCAGAAGAAGATTTAATAATTAAAAAAGCATACGCAGACCCAGTTGAATTTAAAATAAAAAACTTTGGTACTTCTACACAAGTTCTAGAAAGCATCAAAGATAAAATCAATATGAATGACTATGCCGAAATTCTTTTTTTAACTAAGTATATTGGAGATTATAATATTACCAAATTTGGTAATAGAACTCTAACGTTAGAAAATAAAGGACATATGCTTGTTGTTGAGAGAATCTAACATACAATATTGTCAAAACTGTGGACGACCCTCACACTGTGGTCGTCCTGAATACGAAGATTTACAAAATTACGACAAACCGCCCAGTTCAATGAAAATATGCGATCATTGTAGGTGCGAAAAATGCAATTCAAAAATAAAGGATATAATATAATGAAATTTGATTTTGATTTCAAGAAAGAACATTTAGCGGAATTAATTCCGGGAAATAAAAGAGTAGAATTTTGGTATGAAGCAATCTGCGAAATATTACCAAAGTATGGTATTACTACACCAAGACGTGTAGCACACTTCGTCAGTCAGTGTGCTCACGAATCAAACAACTTTAACTCACTAGAAGAAAACTTGAACTATAGTGAGAAGTCATTGCTTGCTGTATTTGGTCGTTACTTTGGTCCAGCGCCAAAGCGTAATGCTGCTGAGTATGCTCGCAATCCAGAAAAGATTGCAAACTATGTATACCAAGACGAATTCCGTAGTTCTAAAATGGGCAACACCAAAGCTGGTGATGGTTGGTTATTCCGTGGTCGTGGTCTAAAGCAACTTACTGGTCGTGAGAACTACACCAACTTTGGTAAAAGTGTTAACATGACAGCAGAACAGGCAGCAGTATATGTAGCAACAGAAAAAGGTGCTATTGAATCAGCAGCGTGGTTCTGGAACAATAAAAAACTAAACTCGATTGCTGATACTGATGATGTTACTAAAATGACTAAAATCATCAATGGCGGAAACATTGGTCTTGCTGATCGCCAAGCACGTTACAGCAAAGCAATGTCTGTACTAGGTAATCCAGTAACACTTAAAGTTGTCGAAGACAACGATGATAACGATGACGTAAATGTAAACGAAATTGGTACATTACGCAAAGGTTCCAAGGGCGACGGCGTTAAAATGATGCAAGCTGCACTTGGTATTGCTGCTGATGGCGCATTTGGTCCTGGTACCGAAAAAGCACTTAAAGCATGGCAAGCTAAAAACGGGTTAACAGCAGATGGTATTGCTGGCCCAATGACATTAGCTAAATTATTGGATGATTAATAATGACAGATGATAACATGAACACAATAGACAACAGTTTACGAGATGTACACGAAGAATTGGTTAGACGTGGTGATAAACTAGCAGTCCACTTTACGTATTGGTTTGCTTGGTTTTGGGCAGTAGTAAGTGTAGTATACTTCTTCTGCGTAACTTTCTTTCCACTGCCGCCAGATGGTGTAAACTTTGCTAATATTATCCTAGGATTCTTATTAGGTACAGCGGTGTCGACTATTATTAACTTCTTCTTTGGAGCAAGCGACAAATGAAACTAGCAGGGATGCTTGCAGTGGTAATTGTAGTCATGGGTGGAATTGGCTATTGGTATTATAACGATACTCAAGAGCGCATGGCTATATTACAAGAAAATAATGCTAAATTAGAAACCGCAGTTGCGTTAAATGAAGCAGCTATTGATCAAATGCAAGCAGACTTTGCTTCTCAACAAACTGAACTTAATCGTATAAACAAAGAATATGCGGATATACGCAGAGAAAACAGCAGGCTAGCTAATAAACTTGCAGACATTGATCTAAGTTTATTAGCAGCCGAAAAACCAACATCAATTGAACGTGCAGTCAACCGAGGCACCGTAAACGCAGGTAGATGTTTTGAGATCCTATCTGGATCACCGTTAACAGAAAGCGAAATAAATGCAAAAGATGGCGAAAGTTTTAACAAAGAGTGTCCTTGGCTTTGGCCTGGTAGCAGCTCTAATGGCGTGCAGCCCACAGCCCCAGGTAATTGAAGTTAGTGCAAAGCCAATTGACAAGCCCGAACTAACATTACCACCTGTGGATGAGCTGCGTCTGCGCCAGGTAAATTGGGTTATTATCAACAAAGATAACCTTGATGCTAAACTAGCAGAACTAACCGCAGGCGGCAAACCACTTGCTATGTTTGTATTAACCGGCGAAGGTTATGAAAATCTAGGACTAAACTTCAGTGATATAAGAGCATTGGTGCAACAGCAACAAGCTATTATCATTGCATACGAAAATTACTACAAGCAAGCTGAAGTTGCACTAGAAAATGCACAAGAAACTACAGTTAAACAACCAGAACCTCCTAGAGGAGTATTAGGGTTGTTTAACTAAATAATTTACTACTTGTTATAGGGAGTCAAAATATGCTAGAAATGATAGATAGAATATTTGGAGATACACTCTGGA